ATTACAAAATGCTAAAACTAAAAAAGAAAAAGTAGATTTACTTCAAGAGTATAATAGTCAAGGACTACGTTCTATCTTAATCATCAATTTTGACGACTCATTAGAGTTTTTACTACCAGAAGGTGAAGTTCCCTTTACACCTAATGACGCTCCTGCAGGAACAGAGCATACTCGTTTAACACAAGAGTATAGAGGTCTCTACAGGTTCTTCAAGGGCGGTGACGCATCTATTAAGGGTATGAGACGCGAACAGTTGTTTGTACAACTCCTAGAGGGTTTACACGCTGATGAAGCAAATTTATTAGTATCTGCATGCAATAACGATATACAATCTAAGTATCGCATTACTAAGGCAGTGGTTGCTGAAGCATTCCCTCAAATAGAATGGGGAAACAGAGGATGATCTGGGAGGGTAATCAGGAAATAGAAGAAGTTGCCGACAAGTATCAACTTACCTTCTTACATATTGATTGCACCTCTGACAAAAAGTTGGACAAGAAGTTGCCAACAAATGCTTGGATAGTTACCTACCTTGACCGCAAGGATGGTAGCGAAGAATTTGCCGATCACTATGATATAGTGATGGGTGTCAAAATGGACGTATTTAACTGCTACTATGACAAACTCAGAGACGGATCCAGAATCAAAAATATTGGATGGTGTAACGGAGGAATTTCTCCACCCCTCTTCGATAAAAAATCATATCTCAAAACTAGCGGATCAGGCACTGAAAAGAAAACCTGAGAACTTTGATTTTGAGTCTGATACAACAGATTTAGACGACCTTGCTGACGAGATATTTGATGCGTTACACGACCATACGCATAAATACCTACATGAAGAGTAGAAAAGCAGCAAAAATCTTAATTAAACGAGCGAAACAAAACCCTGATTTGTATAGTGCACAAGAAGTGCAATATGCAAAACTATTCCGAAAACATGAAAGTAAAACTAGTGACAGTGACTCCAGATGCAGAGAAGCAGATGGGTTACATAGCGAGAGTAAGCAATCCAAATAATCAAAGTAATCCCGCAGTAGCAGGACTATTAGGTTATTGTATAAAACATGGGCATTGGTCAGTTTTCGAGCAAGCACACATGACAGTCGAAATAGAAACGACTAGGGGTATAGCAGCACAAATATTAAGACATAGATCATTTACATTCCAAGAGTTTAGTCAGCGTTATGCAAACACTAACATGTTGGGTAAAATTGACGTGCCTGATCTTAGAAGTCAGGATCATAAAAATAGACAAAATAGTATAGATGACATACCACAAGAACAGAAAGCGAGGTTACAAGGGCAGATTGAAAGGTATTTCTCTGAGGGGATTGATCTCTACAACGAACTCATACGTGAGGGTATTGCGAAGGAATGTGCGAGATTTGTTCTCCCGTTAGCAACACCTACTAGGTTATACATGACAGGAAGTGTTCGGTCATGGATTCACTATATAGATTTAAGATCTGCACATGGAACGCAAAAAGAACATATGGACATAGTAAAAGAAGTAAGGGGTATTTTTAAACAACAATTCCCTATATGTACAAACGCATTGAATTGGGAGTATAAGTAATGCCATTATATCCAGTAAAGAATTACACCACAGGTGAAGAGAAAGAATTGAACCTCACTATTTCAGCATATGAGAAGTGGAGAGAAGAGAATCCAGAATGGGAAAAGAATTGGCAAGAAGGAACTATGTCTGCTGTGAGGGAGATTGGAGATTATCAAAACAAACTTCCACAAGGTTTTAAAGATCGTTTAAACAACGTCAAAAAACATCATCCATACGCTCAATTCGACAAAATCTAGTATGCCTGTAAAAAGCAAGAAACAACCAACAATGGTTGGATTATCATCCAGACAAATGAGAAAAAAACCTATAGGAGCAGATCACTTAATAGACATAAAACCTCTTACACCCGCACAAGAGAAGGTGTATGAGGCATGGCAAAGCAATAAGCATATGTTTTTGTTTGGTGCTGCAGGAACTGGTAAATCATTCATTACACTGTATCTTGCACTTAAAAGTATTCTAGATGAATCCACACCATATAATAAGTTGTATATTGTTAGGTCATTAGTTCCTACTAGAGAGATTGGTTTCTTACCTGGCGACCATGAGGACAAGGCAAACTTATATCAGATACCATATAAAAATATGGTAAAGTTTATGTTTGAAATGCCTGATGACAATGCATTTGAATCACTCTATGCCAACCTAAGAAACCAAGAGACTATCTCATTCTGGTCTACATCATTCATACGTGGTACTACATTAGATAATTGTATTGTTATAGTGGATGAGTTTAGTAACTTGAATTTTCATGAGTTAGATAGTATAATAACAAGAGTTGGTGAAAATAGTAAAATTTGTTTCTGTGGTGACGCATCTCAGACAGATTTACAAAAGACCAATGAGAAAAATGGAATCACTGATTTCATAAAGATAGTTCGTACAATGCCATCATTTGATATTATCGAATTTGGTATTGAAGACATAGTTCGATCAGGACTTGTCAAAGAATATCTTGTTGCAAAAATGCAGTTGGGTATGTAATGTTTAATCATGTAGAATTAGATCTTCCAAAACTTTCGAGAGAAACGATTGACGGAGTTCGTTATTATTCTGTACCTGATGAAGATGAATTACTAAAATTAGTATCAATCACATCAGTTACGAGTCATTTCAATCGAGAGATTTTTATTAACTGGCGAAAAAAAGTCGGTAATGAAAAGGCAGATCGTATTACAAAGGCTGCAACTACTCGCGGTACAGACTATCATACACTTACAGAACATTTTCTGAAAAATGATAATTTACCAGAGACAAAACCTATCTCTGATTTTCTATTTAAGATTTCTAAATCTAAATTGAAGAACATTGATAATATACACTCACTTGAAGGTTCACTCTATAGCAAACAACTTGGTATAGCAGGAACAGTTGACTGTATCGCAGAGTATAATGGAGAGTTGTCTATAATTGATTTCAAAACATCAGCAAAACCAAAACCCAGAGAATGGATTGAACATTATTTTGTCCAAGCAATGGCATATGGTTGTATGCTCTATGAACTGACGGGGATATCTATTAAAAAATTAGTAATTATCATGTCATGTGAAAACGGAGAATGTGTTGTCTATGAAGAATACGACAAAGCAAAATACATCAAACTGCTCGGAGAATATATTAGTAAGTTTGTTCAAGATAAACTGGAGCTCTATGGAACCCAATAAAGAACTTGAGAAGGCCATTGAGAAGAAGTTTCTGACACCTCAGAAGTTTGCTATCGAAATCGAAAAAATAGTTGCGGAAGAACAATTCAATTATATTGATGCGATCTGTCACTATTGCGAAAGTAACAATCTTGAGATAGAATCAGTAACGAAACTCATTTCCAAATCACTCAAGGAAAGACTAAAGTGGGATGCAACTCGTCTCAACTTTATGAAAAAAACAACTCGTGCTAGACTACCTTTGTAATGCAAGTATCTAAATCTGAATTAATCCATCATCGACTACAAGCAATGCTTCGAGAACACTCATTTAGTGATCTCAAGTATCTTGGTGTAAGACCTGATAGTATCGGTGTTGATCAACACTGGTATATGATAGGGGACAACGAAGTTCCTGTCGATGCAATACAAGAATTAGAAAGTGAGGATGATGATGAAAGTGACACCCTTTGAAACCTACCAAACATATCTCTCTATCAAAAATCATTTTTCCAGCCCAAGGTATGATTACTTTAAGTATGGAGGAAGATCAAGAGCAAAGATAACTGCTTTCAACAAGAGAAAAGACAAGTATTGGTTTGAAAAGACATCAAGAAAATATCCTGATGGTGAAATAGTTGACTTTCTACTCGCAAACTTTGTGACCACAGATAATCCGAAGAACCTGTGGATTGGTGAGATTATTAACTCTGGAGAAAGAACATATGCAGATTGGATGAGAAGAAAACAGAGTATCTCTTACTTATTCAAAGAAGAATCGGAAAAACTATTAGAAGAGAATGAGTTAGTAGAATTATTTGAATGTGGTAAAGGACACCCTATTATATTGAAGAGATTTTTAGGTGGGGATATCTCACTTGAAACTTTTGTAATATATGATATAATATTTTCATTCTCAGAAAAGTTTGATGAGAAATTACTTGATCCCGTGTGGGAGACAGTAAGTATGAAAATAAGGAAGTATAAACCTTTCCTAAATATTAATGTATTCAACTTTAAAAAAATACTACGGGAAATCGTATGAGTAATTTTTTTGACTCCGACATAGTTCGTGAAGAACTACAAGAGATAAACGATTTGCAACTTTCTATTTACAAGAATGCAATGAAGTTTGGAACTTTTAGTCGTGAAGATAAAGTTGAGCACATTGAAAAACTTACTGAATTATTAGAAAAACAAAAACTGATGTATACTCGCATTAGTTTATCTGATGATCCAGAAGCAGTTGATCTCAAGAAACATTTGCAAAAATCAGTTGAACTTATGGGTTTCCCAGAGGGAACTGATATGGCATTGTTATTCTCTGGTATGTCAAATACTATTGATAATATGAGAACACAACTTGACACTTGATTATTAATCTGTTATAATCCAATTATCTAAAATATCCAATTTATCCGAGGTATCCAAATGTCTTTTAAAGACCTAAAAAAACAATCTAAACTTGGCTCACTTACTGCAAAGTTAGTAAAAGAAGTCGAGAAGATGAACAACACGGGCGGTAACGCTGATGACCGTATCTGGAAGTTAGATGTAGACAAAAGCGGTAACGGTTATGCTGTTATCAGATTTCTACCTGCACCCGAAGGTGAAGATTTACCATTTGTAAAACTATATTCACACGCATTCCAAGGACCTGGTGGTTGGTTCATTGAGAACTCACTTACCACTCTTGGACAGAAAGATCCAGTTTCCGAGTATAATTCATTACTCTGGAACAATGGTACTGATGCTGGAAAAGAAACAGCAAGAAAGCAAAAGCGTAAGTTAACTTACGTCAGCAACATCTATGTTGTGAAAGACCCTGCTAATCCTGAGAATGAAGGTAAAGTATTTCTATACAAGTATGGAAAGAAAATCTTTGACAAACTTACTGCAGCAATGCAACCAGAGTTTGAGGATGAGGAAGCAATCGATCCATTCGATTTCTGGCAAGGTGCTAACTTCAAATTGAAGGCAAAGAATGTTGCTGGATATCGTAACTATGACTCAAGTGAGTTTGCTGCTGTGTCACCATTATTAGATGATGATGATGCAATGGAATCAATCTGGAAGAAAGAAGCATCACTCTCTGAGTTTGTTGCTCCAGATCAGTTCAAGACATATGATGAACTTAAAGTTCGTTTAGAGTATGTTCTTGGAAAGAGAGGTGCTAAACCAGTGGCTCAAGATTCAGAGGTTGAAGAGGAGTATGAAACAACTCCTGTCGCAGAGACAAGAGAAACAGTTTCATCTGTTGCTTCAAGTTCGAGTGAAATTGAAGACGATGATACGCTATCGTATTTCCAACGACTCGCTGAAAACTAAAACATACGGGAGGGCAACCTCCCTTTTTTTATGGCATGGATATATTTAAATTTTCAGTCTGAACTGTGTTATCATTTACGAATTGTGATGACTTTCCGTATATCATAATATCTCTGAAGTCATTTAAAAACTCTTGTAAAAAATCACCCTTCAAAATAAAAATAAATCTCTTATCTTCATTCAGTTTTGTTTCGTGTTCATAGTTACTTACACCAGATCTCACACTAGTTCCTGACTTTGTTTGGTATGATGATAGTACATTGTCATAATATCTTACTGTAAAATCTGAATTTACAACTTTACCTTTTGGTAATATTAAGTGGCCTTCACTGTCTCTGATTTCTTTAGTAACGTAATATCTTA